GAGTTCGGCAGTGCCGATGACCGGCAGTCGCGCCTCCTGATCCAGCTCGTCACCAGCATCGCGACCCGTGCCGTCATGCCTCTCGCTGCCGGCAATGACGTGGACATCGGCGGCAAGGAGCTCGCCAACCTCGCACGGGCGATCAAGGACATCACCTCAGCCGCGAAGACGGACGTCGACCGCGAAAAGACGATCCGGGCCGAGGAGGCGAAGAAGGTTCGCGAGGCCGCGGCCGCCGCTGCGGAGACGGAGGCGAAGGCAGCCGGCGCGAGCGAAGAGAGCATCCGGCGCGTCCGCGCTGCCATCCTGGGGCTGAAGTCATGACCGAGCTCACCCGCGAGCAGCGCAGCCTCTGCGCGCTGTTGGTCGCGAACCACCGCCGCGGCTTCGCCATAGCGGCCAGCGCCACGCTTCCGCGCAACGTCTCGCGCGTGATCAACAACCTTCGCCGCCTTGGCCTTGTCGAGCGCGACAGCTACCGGCCCACCGCGGCCTTGCTAGAGGCTGACGTGTTGACGCCGCCGAAGCGGCCCGCACGGCGCCGCCACCGCGCCCACAAGGCGCAGGAGGCGCCTCAGCGCCCTTTTCCCGCGGCAGCGCCCGGCGCGCCCGCCTTGGCCGTCGTGGGCGGCCCTACGGCCGCTGAGGCGGCCGACACGCCACCGGCAACCGCCGCGGCGGATCATCTTGTCCAGAAGGAGACGACGGATGCCGGAAGGCGACCAGCTGAGGCTTCAGCCGAATGTGCTGAGCGAGGACCAGACGCGCCTGGTGCAGACGGTGAAGCAGCGCGGCCAGGAGCTGATCAACCTGCTGCCGAAGACGGACGATCCGGAGGCCGATCGTGCCCTGTCGATCGCCGAGGTCCGGCTCGAGGAAGCGATCATGTGGGCGGTGAAGGGGATCACCAGCCGCGGGCTGTAGGCGCCGCCGCGGCCTGGATCAGGCCAACGGCAGCGTCGGCCACCGCGGAAGTCGATCCGGCCGCCGTTCTAGCCGAGGTCGAGGAGGGCACGAGCGAGCGCGACCTCGCGCCGTGGCGCCGACGCGATGAGGCGGAGATCTGCCGCGATGCGGTCCGCAGCATCGAGGAGCGGGTGAGGTTCCAGCTCGTGCGTCCGCCGATGACCCCTCAGGAGGCGCAGCTCGAGCTGCAGCGCGCCGGCCTGGTCGTCTTCCGCGCGTCCGTCACCGGCGGCCGCGCCGATCGCTGGAACGTCCGCGGCAAGGGCGATGATATTACGGATGAGCGGCTCGTCGAAATGGCCGAGGAGCGGATCGAGCGGAAGCGCGCCGCATGAGCCGGATCGTCCGCCATGTCGCCGGCAGCCGGGAGACCGGCACAGCCGCGCCAGGCGCTATCGCCGGCATGGCGCTCGCCCTGGCGGAATATGCCCGCAGCCGCGGCCTCGCCGTCGTGTCGATGAAGGCGAGCCGGATCCGCAACTCGGACACCAAGCACTTGGTCCTTCGCGACGCGCGAAACCGCCGCTGGAATATCCGCGTCTCGGATCACTTCTGCCCGGAGAAGACCGGCCACGAGCGCCCGCATTTCGATCTCGTGTCGTTCGACGGCAGCTCCGGCTTCGAGTTCGCGATCGGCCACGTCTCCAAGATCGCGGCCGGCGACGTTCCCTGGGCGCCGCCGCAGCGCACCCCGCAGCGAAAGAAGCGGCGATGAGCGTCCCGGCCGGCGGCCACCCTCTGCCCGACTATCCGACCGGCGCGGCCGCGGCCGGCGACGATGTTCCGCACGTCCTGCTCGACTATCAGGTCGAAGCGGTCGAGCTCAGCCACAAGCACGAGTTCCTTGCGATCGAGAAGTCCCGGCGCACCGGCATCAGCTACGCCTTCGCTGCCGATGCCGTCCTGATCGCGGCCCCGGCCGAGCGTCCGCAGAACGTCTACTACCTAGCCTACAATCTCGACATGACGCGCGAATTCATCGGCTACTGCGCCGAGTTCGCAAAGGCGTTCGACCAGGTCGCCGACGCCTCGTCCGAGTTCCTCTACGACGACGGCTCCGAGAAGGGCATCAAGGCGCTTCGGATCGACTTTCCCTCCGGCAAGTCGATCGTCGCCCTTTCGTCCAAGCCGCGCTCGCTCCGCGGCATGCAGGGCGTGGTCATCATCGACGAGGCCGCCTTCCACGACGAGCTGAAGGAGGTCCACAAGGCCGCAATGGCGCTCACGATGTGGGGCGGCCGCGTGGTCATGATCTCGACGCACAACGGCGACGACAACGCCTTCAACGAGTTCGTGAATGACATTCGGGCGGGCAAGCTCGAGGGGCACGTCTACCGCCTGACGCTGGACGATGCGCTCGCCCAGGGGCTCTACGAGCGCATCTGCCTCCGCACCGGCGAGACCTGGACGCCCGAGGGCGAGGCCGAGTGGGTCCGCAAGCTGCGCAAGCGGTATGGCGAAGCCGCGGAGGAGGAGCTGGACGTGGTCCCGGCCCGCGGATCCGGCACCTATCTGCCCCGCGCCATGATCGAGGCGGCGATGACGCCCGCCTATCCGGTCCTCCGGCTCAGCTGCCCGAACGGCTTCGAGCTGCAGGACGCGGAGATCCGCACCGGCTTCGTCGCCGAGTGGCTCGAGGAGAACGTCGCACCGCTCCTCGAGCAGTTCGACCGGCGTCGGCGGAGCTACTTCGGCCAGGACTTCGCCCGCACCGGCGACCTTTCCGTCATTGCCGCCGGCCAGGAGGACGAGCAGCTCCTCCTTCACGCCCGATTCGTGATCGAAATGCGGAATGTCCCCTTCCGCGAACAGCGCCAGGTCCTGGACTTCATCGCCCGCGGCATGCCGCTCTTCACGGCGGCGAAGATGGATGCTCGCGGCAACGGCCAGCAGCTCGCCGAGGAGATGGGCGACGAATACGGCCGGGAGCGCGTCGAGGGCGTCATGGCAACGCAGAAGACCTACCTCACCTGCATGCCGCGGATGAAGGCTCGGCTGGAAGACCGCACGATCCTGCTGCCGCGGCACGACGGCGTTCTCGACGATCTCCGCCTGGTGAAGCTGGTGAAGGGTGTCCCGATGATCGTCGATCGCGCCGACGACAAGACGGACGGCGCCAAGGGCAAGCGCCACGGCGACGCCGCGATCGCGATCATGAACCTGGTCGCCGCCGTCGACACGGACATCCAGCCGCTCGACCACCTGCCGGTCGGCAACGCCCGCTCCTCGGGAGAGGACTTCACCACCACCAGTCGGGGCTTCGGCACGGTCACCCGCCAGCCCGCAATCGGAGGCTTCCATGTCTAGGCGCACGCGCCCCTATAGCAGCTCGCCGAGACTCGCCCGCGGCGAACGCCCCGCGGTGGAGCTTCAGCGCGCGATCGCGACGACCGGCGACGGTCGCGACGTCACCCGCCCGTACGTCTCGCTCGACTATGAGGAGTTCCGGGACCGCCGCCTCGCCGGCGCGGTCGATTGGGGCGTCTACGACGTCATCCTCCTCGACGATCAGGTAAAGTCCTGCCTCGAGCAGCGGCGTAGCGCCGTCGTTTCGCGCGAATGGAGCGTCCTGCCTGGCAACGGCAAAGATCCGCGCTCGGTGGCGGCCGCAAGCGCGCTCGAGGCCAATCTGCAGGCGGCTGGTTGGGACCTCGTTACCGACAAGATGCTCTACGCGCCCTACCAGGGCGTGGCGGTCGCGGAGCTCGGTTGGGGACCGTGGCAGTGGGAAGGCCGCACGTTGTGGGGCTGGGTCGGAACCGAGGAGATGAACCCGATCCACGTCCGCCACGCGCGCCGCTTTCGCTACGACAAGCAGCGGAAGCTGCGCCTGCTGACGACCGCCAGCCCGCGCGGCGAGCTCCTCCCCGACCGCAAGTTTTGGGTCGTCACCTCGGGCGGGAGCGACGACGACCAGCCCTATGGCCGGGGCCTTGCCGAATGGCTCTACTGGCCGACGCTGTTCAAGCGCAACGGCGTCCGCTTCTGGAACCTGTTCCTGGACAAATGCAGCGTTCCTACGGCGAAGGGCACCTATCCGCGCGGCGCGACGAAGGAGGAGATCGCCAAGCTCCTCGAGGCGCTTCAGTCGATCGCCAACGACAGCGGCTTCGTCGTGCCCGAGGGCATGGCCGTCGAGCTGCTCGAAATGGTCCAGGCCGGCATCGATTTCGAGAAGATGCCGAAATACATGGACGAGGCGATCGCCAAGATCATCCTCAGCCAGACGATGACCACCGGCGTCAGTGCCGCCGGCCTCGGCTCCGGCCAGGCGAACGTGCAGGCAGGCGTCAAGCAGGAGGTGATCACCGCCGACGCGGACATGCTCAGCGACAGCTTCAATCGCGGCCCGGCTCGCTGGTTCACCGACTTCAACTTCGGCGCCGACGTCGCGGCGCCGATCGTGATCCGCCAAGTCGAGCAGGAGGAGGACACCAGGAACGTCGCGGCGACGGACGCGATCCTCGCCCGCATCGGCTTCGTCCGCACGGACGAGAGCTTCCGCGACCACTACGGCGAGGGCTTCGTCCGCAAGCCGCCCCCGGAGACACCCGAGCAGCGCCAGCTGCCCGACGACCGCCGCGGCCAGCTCCGCTTGTCGGCGCCCGATCCGACGCGGCAGCCG